TGGGAAGTACGTTTATTAGAAACGTAATAGAATTAATAAATTACTTAGATACCATATAAGAAAATGGCATATTACGATAATACGTATATGAGGATTATTTAAAAGTTACGAAATTGGACAATTTCCTTTTGAACAAAGAATTTCATGTATAATAGAATTCACTTTAGCATACGGACTTGCTGATTTAAATTCAAGTCCTTCACTTACTAAATGCATATAAGAGCCAGGATTTGATGGAGTAGAAACAAAATCCCAACATAATAGTTCAAAATCATCTTGTACTTCTTGAACTTCACCCATTGGTCTTAATGAACCCATTCCTCTTGAAGATACACCTACTGTAATACCATTATCAATAAGTGATTTTAAAATGTTACCTGATGGGGTAGGTAATATTTCTACTTTACCCATAATATTATCCCCATCCCACCATGTATCTTTAATATTATGTGATACATTTTTTAAATTTACAACAGAAGATTCTGGGTGGTCTAATTCTCCTACTGCTCTATTTTCTTTAATTATTTCATTGTACTTATCCATTTCTCTTTGCCATAAATCTCTTGAATAATATCTACCATTTCCATTTTTTACTTCTACAGTAGCTAAAATTCCTTCAACTATAGGATTCCCATTTTCAGATTTTTTACCCTCAGATAGTTTTACTTTAGGTGCAAATGAAATTGTTTCAATAAGTACTTGTTTCATAACTTAATCTTTTAATAAATCTTTAAATGAGATTTTATTTTCTTTAACAGGTTTATATCCTGTTCCAGGATCACCTTTTTTAGGAATGGTAGATGATTCATCACCATACCCACTAGCTTTATATTTTCCTTTAATTTCAGTAGGGGTTAAACCAGGTCTATCTTGTGAATATCCTAATTTATCTATCCCAAATGCTGCGTTTTCTATATAATATAAAGGATTTTTAGCCAAATTTTTACTAACTGTATCCTTTGCTTTATCAAGTAATTCTCCTAAATTTTGGTCTGTTATAGTATTTCTTACTTTTTCCATTTCAAAATAAACTCCTTTTTGAAATTCATCTCCATTCATATTATCTACTTTCTTTTTGTCTACATAATCATAATTATTTTTAGTTAGATTATCTTCAAAAAGTTTATGCCAATCTGGTTTAGATACTTTAGAAGCATCTGTTACCATACCAAATCCTAACATATTTTCAGTAATAACACTTTTTTGTTTTAAAATAGTAGTAGCTTGATCAAAATTAGTTGTGTTTGTTATAAATTGAGGGAAAAGACGTTTAGCATCATTTAAGAATACTCCCTTATGACCTTTACCTTCTTTTATTTGATTATATTGCTCTTGTAATGTTTTTGCCATTTTATTCGCCTTTTAATAATTTTTTAATGTCATTTAAATAATCCATAATTAAATCTGTAGGTTTTACTACTGAAAATGATTTTGGATTTTTTTTATAATATTCTATTGTTTCGTTCTTTGCATTTGATATCGCCGTATAAATATTATTAAGTTCTTTCTCAATTAAATCAAATGCATTAATTCTTTCATTATGAAATTTATTTTCAAATAAGTTTAATACTTCTAACCCTGATCCTTTTTGAACATAATTTCCTTTTTTATTTTTAGGTACTAATTTATACTTAAATTTTTTTACATAGTAATTATCTTCTACACCATCAGGGCCTGCTTTAGGTCCTGGGCCCATTGATGCACCTGGATTTTTACTTAATTTTTTACTCATTGTTTAGCAATTTTATAACCTAATTTTTTTAAAATTTTAGGTTCTTTAGCTTTTTTACCTCCTGTAAAAGCATAAGGAGTAGCATATTGCATCCCTGTTCCAGGAGTAAATGAAGCAGCTCCTGCTCCTCCTCCTGTTGTTGATATTTCTTTTACAGTTTTGTAATTTTCAGGATAATTTTTTCTAATATAAGTACGATAAGCATTAAATGAATCTCTTATTTGATCAAATACTCTTTGTATTCCCTTATCCTTCATTATATCCTCATTATCTTTTAAAAAATCAAGTTGATCGTTAAGTTTTTTAAATTGTCTATATACATTATTTATATTAGGTAATCTATATTGATTTGAAACAACTCTTCCTCCTGTATTTACTTCTCCACCATAATCTGCTTCTAATTTTTCCCAGTACATAGAAAAATTACCTGTAAAGTAACTTCCTCTTGGTATTGGACCATATTTTTTTTCTATCTTTTTAAGAAACTCTTGTGGTATTCTAGGATCATCTACATAAACAATACCCTTAGCCCAATCCTCATCTTTTAGTTCATCTCTACTTTTTTCAGGTTTAGGGTCAACAAATTTTACTTTATTTTGTTCTAATATTTTATTTATTCTTTCGTTAAGATCCATTATTTGATTTGTTTTAATTCTTCAATTAAAGAATAATACTGCAGTAAATCAACTAAATTATCACTATTGATTCCTTTTCTTTTATCAATTTCAACAATATACTTAGATATTTCTGTTAGTTTAATTTTAGTAGCTTTATCTTTTACGTTTTTAATTTCATTAATTAATGATTTTTTAATTTCATCAATTTTTTGATTATAAAACTCTTTTAATTTTGTAGTATTATCTACATTATTAATAAATTCTCTTAATACTGTTTTTTGAGATAAACTTAAATTAGAATATTTATCATTAAATTTTTCTAATAATACTCTATAAGTAAGAATTCTTAAATCTTTATCATATGATTTAAATTCTTCTAAAATATCTTCTTTAACATTATCTTTTGATACTTGTTTTTTTGTTAAATGTTCTAATAATGTTACTTTATTATCAACAATTTGATTTGGATCTGTTATATCCTTTGAATTATAAATTTCAAATAAACAATATAAAGATGCTAATGACTTATAATTATTTATTTTAGTTTTAAATAATTCTTCTAAATTATAATTTTCCTTTAATTCTTTAACTATATTATATTTTTCTCTTCGTAAAGCACTTCTATTTAATTTTCTTGAAGTTTCTAATACTGTATTTAAAATAATATTAGCTTTACCTTCTGTAATAGATGACTTTTTAAATACTGATTCATATAATTTATATTCTTTTCCTAATTCTGTATTTACAAAATATTTTTTTAGGATTTTTACTGCGGGAGAATCATTTCCTTCTAATGTATCCGCTGTTATTTTTCTTACTAGTAATTCAAAAAGGATACCAGTATTTTTAAATTTAGAGTGTTTTATATACATACAGTCAAATAAGTTATATTTTTTTATAAATATATCAAGATTTTTGCTCCTTAACTTTCTTTTCAGAAATTAATTTTTTAGATCTTGTTTTATTTTTGGGGATTGTTTTTAACATGCCCTCATATTTTGAAAATATTTTAGTAGCGTTGTTTTCATTTACACTTTTATCATCTTTCATTCGTTTTACGCCTAATCTATCTTTTCCAAAATTATCTTCTTGTTTATTACGTTTAGTTAGTTGTTTTTTAGGTCTACCTAATGGTGTTTTTTTAGTAGTTCCTTCATCATATCCTGTTGGTAAATTAGATGGATCTGAGTACATTCTTCCTTTACCATACAAAGAAGCTAAATCATGAGGAGTTCCATATGATCTTCCTGTTTCTAATGGATCATTTCCTTCTGATTCTATTTGTGCATTTCTAAATACTCGTTTTTGATCTTGTCTAACTAATTCTCTATATTCATCATATTCGTCTTCACTAAAATGAAATATATGTTCATAAATCCAATCAGATGGAATTATTTTACTATCTAACATTGACTGAGCTAATGTCATTTTTTCAGTCATTAACGCTATTTTTTCTTGATCATATATGATAGATGGAGTTGTTAATGATAATTCAAAATTAGTTAAACTTTCATCTCTATAACCTTGAGTATACAAATGTATTAGTGCAATTTTATATAATTCTGATGTAAATATTCTTTGTAGTCTTTCTACAGTTCTTGCAAATCTAATATCCTGAGCTGCTAATGTAGCTTTACCTTCTAAATTTTCATCATAACCCATAAATGCTTTAGGTACTTTTAGAGCTGCAAATAATTTTTCTCTCATATATTCTACATCTTGAATACCATCAAATTGTAATCCTCCTAAATTTTCTATTTTTGTTGATGTATCATTTCCTCTAATAGGGATATAAAAATCTTCTAATAAATTTTGTAAATTATATTTTAAATTATACTCACCAGTATTTTCATCCATATGAGGAGTACGTTTTAATTTAGTAATGGTTTTTTCCATAAAAGCATCTACTTCATTAGGAGGTATAGAACCTACATTCATATAAAATATTCTTTTTTCAGGTGCTCTAACTATTCTATGAATTAACATAGCATCTTCCATTAAAGTATATTGTTTAAATAATTTTCTTGCAGGTTCAATATATGATCTACCATAAGGTAAGAAATTCATATCTGTTAATAATCTAAAATGAGCCATTTCATAATTATCAAAATATATAGCACCAGCTTGTTCTCCTGAATTAGGAACATTAAAATATCCATAATCAGAAGTTGCTATTCCATCAGGATCAAATTTAAATCTTATTTCTTGTGGGTTTTCCTTATTATAACCTTCTTGTCTTTCAATATGAAATGCTGTATAAGGGATTACATTATATACTCCAAATTTTTCTGCTATTTCTAATTTTAAGAAAAAATCACCATATTTAGCCATATTACGAATCCAAGGCCATAAATTAAATTCTATATTTAATACATCATAAAATAAATTATATAGTATTTTTTGAATATTTTCATCAGAACTTTTTATCTGAAGAATTTCTCCCATATCATTTTTTAATGTACTTTCATCTGCTAAAATATCTAATGCTGATGCTACTATAGCATCTGTATCCATTGCATCATACTCTGAATATAAATAAGGTCTTAATGTTTGGTAATTAAAATTAGTTTGTTGACCATATAATGAATTAGGTGAATTAGTATAAACTCTATTAAATCTATCTATTAATGAATTAGTTTCTAATTCTCCAGACATTTGAATCTGATTAACATCCATAACTTTTAATTGGTCTCCACCAACGTTACGAATTAATACATCTGTTCCAAATAATCTTCTTAATCTTGAAAATAAACCTGTATCTGCCATTTTAATGTTTTATTGTTATAAATATCATATCAACCAATCTAGATTTTCATCTTTG